AAAAGCAAAGAAAAGCAAGTTGAAATTGCTGAAGCAGGTTCTGAGGCGAAAGAAAAGGAACTCGAAGTAACCCAAGAGATTTCAGCCGAGGAAAAGTTAAGATTAGCTAAAGCAAACCAAAAGTATGTTAACTCAAGAATTGCCTTGAGAAAGCAATATAGAAACGCACAATCGGAACTTGAGAGAGAAACTGCGAACAGAAAACTAGAACTTATAGAAGCAGCCAAAGAAGACCCTGAGGCAATTGATAGAATCTTATTGGAAGAATTTAATATTGAAAAGTTAAAAATGGAAACAAAATAATGAGAATAAAAATTAAAAAAGTTTACAAAAAAAACTTAAATGAAAGGTTTAAGACGACTTCAAAAATGTCAACTCCTTACATTCTAGATAATATTATAAACCCAAGTAGTCGAAACTCAATATTCAATAAGAAGCTAATCTTCTATGACTTGGAAACAAATGGTTTTATGCCTGATGCATATGTCCATCAAATAGCCGCTTTAGAATTTGATATTGGCTCTATGTTGCGAAGATATCTAGCAGGAGAGGATGTAGCATCCGAAATAAGCAATCTGTCTCCTTCTGGTGGCATCATAATTAAAGCAAAGTTTGACTTTGCAGACTTTAAGGAAAAGGACACAGAAGTACGCGAAAAAAGAAAAGCTCTTTACAACTCTTATTGTCGCAACCCCAAAGGCAAAGACCCTGTCGCCTTTGCAATGTTGAGAAATTTATTCGTCAAGACATATAAAAATAAGGAAACAAAAAAAACTTTTACTTCTCCAAGCTATGAGCTAAATCCAAAAACATATGAGCCCGAGGCTATCAAAGGTGCATTCTTATGCATTAAAGATAGTATCCGAATATATAATAGTCAAAAGTTGAATGATTTGTTAACTTTGTTGGTCGAAGATGGCGTTGATATTGATATAGTGACGAAGGGCTTAATAGAGAAGTGTCTAAATGAAAAAGTAGATGATGACTCAAAGACATATGAAATTAAAAGCCCAGAGGCTTTTTTGGAAAGTTCTGGTGCTGAGGAGAGAAAGCAGTTCTTTGTTGACCTATACAACCTATTCTATAGGTTAAGCGAAGCTCCATATAGATATGGAAGTAGACGCGGCAAAAAAAGAAAAAACATTTCGAAAAATTTTGCTCGCACTTTGCACTCATTTTTAATGCCAAATGGTGATAGAATGTCACTTCAAAAAGCGTTGGACTTTACTTATGCTGAAAATAAAACATTTACAGCATACGATAATTTTCCTATACCAGAATATGAAGGTTTCTTAGCTCATGATAAAAACGCCCAGCCGACCGAAGCTGAGGGTATAAAACTATTCCTAGAATACCTAAAGAGCTTAGGTGCAAACAAATATATTCTCGTTGGCCATAACATAAAGTCATTTGACAACAATGTTATCTTAGGAAGAGCATCCTTGCACAATATAAGCAAGAAACTTGTTGATTACTTTCAAAACTCTGAAGCTTTAGACACACTAGAGTTCTTGCAGCTATTCACCAAACAAATGCAATTCTTCAATGATATTCTGCCATCTATTCAGGATAGTGAAAATATTTCAGGCGAGACAAAAGCAACGCTAGCTAAATCTCAAACTGCTGGTAATGAAATTATTAAAATGCATGGAGACATCAAAACTAAATTAGATGGAATTATGAAAATTTATGATTCTACAAAAGAATTTGACCAGACGCATACTGCGGACGATGACTGTGAAAAGTTAGCTAAGGTATTTCTAGAATCAATTATGGATATGTATGAAATGGATAAAGCTTTCAGAGAACTGGCTCAAAAAATTGATTTAAATGATGCAAGTGCAAATATTAAGTCTGACTTCTCATCGTTTCAGCCGCAAAAAATGACCTCCGGAGAAGTTAGAAAAGCTCTTTTGACGAAGGTAAGGGGCGACCTACAACATCTGGGTTTGCCAAACCCAGAAGAAGCATCATTAATAATGAATGAGCCGGACCAAGAAAAAGCTGTTGAGAAGGCAATAAGTAGATTTACTTTGGAACTTGTATATGACATAAAAAATAACAAACCTAACGTTAAGACGTCTGAGGATGCGATGAGTTATATATCGAATTTAAGTCGAAGTGGAACCAGAGGCATAGAGGGTCTCTTCACCAGCTGGATGCAGTCAAAAATGTCTGAGTCTCAACCTGCTACAATTGACCCGCAACTTAAGCAAGTCAACCCAGAAGATATTGACACTACCGCATTGAGGGAGTCCATCCTAAAGAGATGGTCTAAAATGATCAAATGATGTGGCTTATGATGGCAATGGCTTACTCAGAGCCCCTCATGACGCCTTTATCCGAAGGCGAGTCTGCTCCGTTTTCTGGAAGATTATTTAACGATGAAGCAGTAGCTTCAATTATTACAATGAAAGAGTTTGCAGAGGAACAATGCACTATTAATGCTGCTTTGGATTTTTCACTTCAGCTTGCGGAAAAGCAGCATCAAATTGACTATTTAGAGATAGAAAAGGCAGCTTTGCAATCAAAATACGATGCAATGGTTGAGATCAAAGATGAAGAAATTAAAACACTGAGAAAGTACACCAACTCAAAGAGATCAACTTGGGTATTTTTCGGAGGCTTTATTTTGGGAACCTCGGCATCGCTTTTGACCTACTATGCTGCAAACAAAATAGAAGTGAGTGTTAAATGAATAAAGATCAAAATTACGCTGTAAAAGTTGAAAAAGCTATTGCTGAAAAATATGGACAAGAGGCGATAGTAAACCCGAAGTCGCAATGGAACGATGATAAGGAAAAAGAGTATCTAAAAGAGCTCAAGTCAAACTATAGGCAAGACAAGTCCGAGAACCAGAAGGTTGAGCTCGAAGGAGTTTTAATCTCAAAAGAACTACTTAATAGAGAAACGAAGCGTTCATGTCCAACGTGTAGCACTTATTCATTCAAGTCCGTCGATGATCTTTATATGACGAAATTTGAATGTTGTCATGCGTGTTATATTCAGTGGATAGAAGGCCGAGAAGAAAGATGGAAATCAGGTTGGAGACCAAATAAATGAGCAAAGAAATTTTAGAAATCATTGAAGGGCTTGCACAAGCCGCTGCGAATGTGTCCTATGATGGTGGACAACACATGGAAAACTATTCACACGATGGTCAAGTCCGAAAGGTTGGCCTTATGCGAGAAGAGGGCATTCCTTTGCTCGACAAACGAGTAATCGATGGCTTTAAAGTAAAGTTCTATGGAAACTCAATGGTCATCAACTATCAGTCGGACGTAATGATGAGGGACCTTAAAGAAAACGGCTTCGAGAACGACATCATTCGAACTATTAACGAAGTTAAAAAATTCTTACAAAAAGAATATAAAGCAATCACTGGAAAGCCCGTTTCCTTGACTGCAAAAGGTGAACCACAAGTCATCGTTCAGACAACATCAAATGTTCGCACATTCGTTCAAGCTTATCAGCACTACAAGATTGGCGGCTTGCAAATGGATGAGATGCTGGCTCCTTCGGAAAATACCACTAATGACATTACAAAGAAGTTTTTAGAGTTCGCAAAAGCAAAGCGTCCTCAAAATGAAGAGATCTCGGCTTCAGACAATCAAAAAAAATAGGGGAGTAAATGAGACTCACCAAAAATGAAATCGTTAAAGAACTTGTAAGGTGCGGAAAAGATCCTCAATATTTTATCGACAACTATTGTAAGATTTCTCACCCACTGAAAGGTCAAATACCTTTTAGGACGTATGACTATCAAAAAGACATGCTCAAGGACTTTAACGATTATCGTTTTAACGTAATTTTAAAAGCAAGGCAGCTTGGGATCTCAACAATCTCTGCTGCCTATGTTGCTTGGTTCATGTTGTTTCATCGAGAAAAGAATGTTCTCGTTATTGCAACCAAACTATCTACAGCAACAAACTTGGTTAAGAAGGTCAAGATGATCTTTAGGAACCTTCCATCATGGATGCTCATTGCAAAGATTACCACAGATAACAAGCAGTCATTTGAGCTTTCAAACGGTTCTCAAGTAAAAGCAGGAACGACATCTGGAGACGCCGGTCGTTCGGAAGCTTTGTCGTTGCTTATTATAGACGAGGCAGCGTTCGTTGACGGCCTCGAAGAGCTTTGGACGGGTCTTTACCCTACCTTGTCCACGGGGGGCCGCTGTATCGCTCTGAGCACCCCTAACGGCGTTGGAAACTGGTTTCATAAAGCTTACACTGAAGCCGAAAACGAAATGAATGATTTTCACCCAATTAAACTCAACTGGGATGTCCACCCAGATAGAGACCAAGCTTGGTTTGAAAAAGAAACTCGGAACATGTCCAAGAGGCAGATCGCGCAGGAGCTTGAATGTTCATTTAATGCTTCTGGTGAAACTGTTATTAACCCAGAGGATCTCCAGAGAATCCACGCAGATATATCTCAACCACAATACAAGACTGGATATGATAGAAACTTTTGGATATGGGAAAAGTATGAAGATGGAGCTCCATATTTGCTCGTAGCCGATGTTGCAAGAGGTGACGGCGCTGACTATTCATGTTTCCACATCTTGAGAGTGGATACAATGACAGTCGTCGCAGAATATCAAGGAAAACCAGATTTAGACATGTATGCAGATATTTTATATAGCGCAGGAAACGAATATGGTTCTTGCTTGCTTGTTGTTGAAAATAATGGCATCGGTATTGCTGTTCTGGAGAAACTTAGAGAAAGAGAATATAAGAAACTTTACTACTCCATCAAGGCAACGCATGAATATGTAGAGTCCTACTTAGCAGAGGGAGACAGTAGAGCGGTGCTAGGCTTTACCACTTCAACAAAGACAAGACCGCTAATTGTAGCCAAATTAGAGGAATACGTTAGAAATAAACTAATTAATATACATTCCAGTCGTGTTTTTCACGAACTAAAAACTTTTATTTGGCACAACGGTAAGCCTCAAGCTATGCGCTCTTACAATGATGATTTGGTTATGTCTCTAGCAATTGCATGCTGGGTAAGAGACACAGCCCTCTCAGAAAACGAGAGAGATATGGCTTATAAAAAGGCGATGCTAGGTGGTTTGATGAAGTCGACAACAACGATGAACACTCAAATCAAAGGCCAAAAGATTTACAAAGAAACGTTCGAGCAAAAATACGAGGAGGAAATAAAAAACGCAAAAGACTTTTTGTGGATATACAAAGGATAAAAGATGGCTCGCAACGATAGAAACCCCAACAACAATCAAAATGACTTATTTAAATCTCTAACGAGAATGTTTTCGGGACCTTTAACTCAAAGAAGAACTCAGACCGGAAGACAACTTAGAAGAAGACATTTAGATATTTACGCTAAGAGATTTAGATCTGCATCTGGTCAGCAGTTTAAGAAAACTGAATACAACCCGATGAATATCATGACACTAAACATGATTTCAAACAGAAACCGTGCAGAGCGCTATGTTGACTTTGAGCAAATGGAGTTCACACCAGAGATTGCATCTTCACTTGATATCTATGCAGATGAGATGACAACTCATTCAGCACTGACGCCAATGCTTCGTATTAACTGCCCTAATGACGAAATTAAATATATTTTACACTCACTGTACTTTAACATTATGAATATTGAGCACAACCTCTTTGGTTGGGCTAGGACAATGTGCAAGTATGGAGACATGTTCCTATACCTTGACTTAGATGAAAGCAAAGGTATTCAGAACTGCATCGGCTTGCCTCCTCAGGAAGTCGAAAGGCTTGAAGGAGAAGATCCTACAAACCCGAACTACGTTCAATTCCAATGGAATAATGCCGGTTTAACTTTAGAGAACTGGCAAGTTGCCCACTTCAGAGTTTTAGGCAATGATAAACATGCACCATACGGCACAAGCGTATTGGAGCCTTCCCGTAGGATTTGGAGACAGCTTACCCTTCTTGAGGATGCTATGATGGCATATCGCATTACACGTTCACCAGAGCGTCGCGTATTTAAAATTGACGTTGGAGGTATTGCACCTCAAGACGTTGAGCAATACATGCAAAAGGTTATGACTCAAATGAAACGTCATCAAGTCGTAGACCCCACCACAGGACGCGTAGACTTGCGCTACAACCCTCTTTCTATTGAAGAGGACTACTTTATCCCCATCAAAGGAGGACAAAGTTCTACAGACATTGTGAACCTTCCCGGAGGTCAATTCACAGCACAGATTGAAGATGTTAAATATCTTCGAGATAAACTGTTTTCTGCTTTGAAAGTTCCTCAATCTTATCTTTCAATGGGAGAGGGCGCCACAGAAGACAAGACAACTCTTGCTCAAAAAGATATCAGGTTTGCAAGAACCATCCAAAGACTTCAGCGAGTATTGGTTTCTGAGTTGGAAAAGATCGGTATTGTACATCTGTACACCATGGGATATCGAGGCGATGACTTGTTGAACTTTAAGCTAGCACTCAACAACCCATCGAAGATTGCTGAGATGCAAGAGCTTGAACATTGGAAGACAAAGTTTGATATCGCTGGTGCTGCAACAGAAGGATACTTCTCTAGACGTTGGGTATCTGAGAACTTGTTGGGACTATCTCAAGACGAGTATCTAAGAATGCAAAGAGAAATGTTTTCCGATAAGAAATTCATGGCAGCCCTTGAAGGAGCCGGAGCTCCTGCAGGAGATGCAGCTGGTGGAGGCCTTGGCGGTGACTTAGACAGTAGCCTTGGTGGTGACCTCGGAGGAGATCTAGGCGGTGGCCTTGGGGGAGACTTAGGAGGCGACACTTCGGAACCAAAACCAAATGAGACACCAAAGGCTGAAGAGGAGTCTGACCTTTTGGCCGAGCCACCTGCAAAACGCGATGATGATGCAAAACCTCGAGGACCATACAAGAATCACAAAATCTCTTATCGCAAAGGTGGTTTCTCAAAACAAATGAAGAACCAAGCTTTTAGCGGAGAAGTAAGGGGCTCAACAGCTAGAACAACCTTTCCCGGAAAGGTTGGCTTTGGCGGAATGGATTCATTGGCTCGAGGAGTGTATGAGTCGAACGAAAGAGAAGAAGAGAAACTATTTAGTATCGACAGCGAGATCAAATCGCTTCTAGAATCATTAAACAAAAAGGAAGA